CAGCAGTTTCTTCCGCCGCAGTTACCGTATGCGTACCCAACCATGAACCAAGTTTGGCATCCTGAGCCGCCCTATTCATTTTATTGAGTTTGCCTTTTGTTGCACTAGATAAAGCCATATTTCCTCCTCATTATATTTTATATCCTACGGAGCATCTATATTAGGATACACCGTAAATTCAACCACATTCGTATACCACACTCCTCCAGCAAACGTTATTATCGCCTGATATTTCCATTTGCCAGAGGAGGTAAAGGTACTCGAATCTGTGATATAAACCATCTGTCCATCTGTACCTCCCAAATAGGGAGAAGCCGTTTTATCGGTAGAAACGTGGGATGGAGATTCAAATCTAAAAACAAGAGACGTGGCAACCGATAAATCCACAACACTTTCGTCTTGGTCATAAATGGTCGATATAAAAGCCGTACCATCATCTCCAACATGAATTTCAGGTATTGTTTGTGTTGGGTCTCCCAAAACATAGGGCATTTGCACCTCCCTCTAACCTATATGGTCTACATTAATTTTCTTTTGTACTACCATTAAATTATCTTCTTTTTTCAAAATGACAGTTCCATTCGTATTAAATTTATTTGAAATAAACGAATTCGTATGGTAATGAGGAGAGTCGAATACAGTTCCATTGGCACTAATTAAAATCGTCTCCAAAGTAACAGAAAGATTTCCACCAACACCTGTATATACACCACCGCTTCCAGAACCAATCAGGTCTTCCAATGTTTGTGCAGTCTGACCCGTTATTATTACCGAACCGTCGCTTGCAACCTGTAAATCATCCAAAGCATTGGATGAGTCACCTATAATTAATACAGCACCTTGAGTCGTAGAAGAAACATCCCCAAAAACAATAGTGGAATTACCACTAATATCTATAGAGCCAGATGAAGTTGCAGATATATTCTCCAAGTCTTTTTCAAGACTTCCGCTTATTTCAGCAACACCCGAAGAAGAAACAATAGAGTCTTCCAAATTTACGGAAAGCGTTCCTGTTATGGGTGCTTCACCGATTACTCCAGAACCAGACAGAGTGGCATCTTCCAATGTAACGGAAGTAGAACCATCAACGTCTACGTTTCCAGAGGATGTTGAGTAAACATCTTCCAATGTAGAATCAACATTTCCGTCTATAGCCGATTGTCCAGAAGATGATAAAGAAACATCATCTAGGGTTACGTTTGTATTCCCATCAATGTCTGCGACACCAGAGCCAGATAATAATGCATCTTCCAAGTTGGAATCTAAATCACCAAATAACGAAGAGCCACCAACAGCACTCAAAGAAATGTCTTCGAGAGTTGAATCCAACTGTCCGTCAATGTCAACTTCTCCAGCACCGCTTGTTGTTACATCTTCCAACGCTTGCGATGTCTGTCCATCAACAATTGATTCCCCAACCCCAACCAGAGCTATGTCTTCCAACGTTTGTGATGTCTGTCCATCAACAATGACATCTGTAGCTCCAGACAGAGTCACATCTTCCAAAGTAGAGTTCAAAGAACCATCTATCGGAGGATTACCCAAAGAACCTGTGGCACTTAGAGAAGCGTCTTCCAAAGTTAATACAGCCGAGCCGTCCACCAGAACTTGAACAGAGCTTGTGGATGAAACATCTTCAAAAGTATATTCTAAAGAAGAATCAATAGGGGCTTCTGCACTCCCTGTAGAAGATAAATCTTCCAAAGAAGTTGAAGCAGAACCATCTATATCAACAAGACCTGCACCATTCAATGATGCATTTTCCAGCGTACTACTTAAATTACCAAAGGAGGCACTGCCTCCGCTGGCAATCAATGTTAAATCTTCAAGAGTCTCGTTCAAAGAACCGTCTATGCCAACGACACCACTTGCAGAAACACTTAGGTCTTCGAGAACATCAGATGTTGTACCATCAATGTTGTTTATTCCAACTCCATTCGGAGTTATATCTTCAAGGGTCTTATTTAACGTTCCGTCTATAACAGAAGAAGCAGAACCACTTAAAGAAACGTCATCCAATGTGCTATTGGAAGAAGCATCTATTAAAACTTCAGCAGAAGTAGTCGATGTCAAATCTTCGAGAATAGAGTTTGTTACTCCATCAACCGGAGTTTGCCCATAACTCTCCAGAGTCGCATTTTGCAACGTCTGTGAAGTTTGTCCGTCGATAATAGATTCTGCGATACCAGATATGTTTAAGTTTTCTAATGTAGAGTCCAAAATACCAGTTATTTCAGGATTAGTTAAAGTTCCACTTGCGCTTAGTGTAGCATCTTCCAAAGTTGAAGAAGAAGAACCGTCTGTTAAAACATTACCTGAACCATTAGAAGTTAAATCTCCCAATGTAGACGACAAAGAACCAGTTATTTCACCATTCCCACCAGAAGAATAAGAATGATATAGAAAAAATAAATCAGACGAACGAATAAGAGGAGGGTCTGCCTCATCTGTAAGCGTTCCACCTGCTGTCAATGTTCTTCCGTTACCTGATAAATCTCTGAGTCTCTCCGTTGCCCCCGCGTTCATATTCCACCAAGCATGAAGATTAGCCCAACGAACGGGCATCTGCTGATTAAACTCCGCTTCTATCTCCGCCTGAGTCAATGCCGCATCGAACGACTTGGCGGATGCGAGTCTTATATCGCAGTATTCATCAAAGCCATCCGTCCCTAAATATAAACCTGTCGGAGTTACATTATTTGATGAGCATGTGGCGGTGTAAACTGTCGTACCATCTGAGGGTAAAAGATAACGCCAGTACCCCCTAAAACTTCCCGCCCCTGTGCCATCACATACCAACGCCCAAACGAACCATTTATTTGTTGATGGTGTTGTGCCGAATGAGGCAAAATCAACATCGTTTGAAATTTCAAATATGTCGGTATCTGCCCACCCCAACAGCTTCCACACACTGGAGCCGTTATCCATTCCCGCCATATAGCGATAATTGCCAGCCCTGCCCCCTAAATCCATCGCAACACCAACAATGGTAAAGTTGGTGTCGTCGGGCAGGTCTGTAGTGCGTCTTACATATTCACCGCTGGCATCAATTCTAATAGACATGATTACCTACTCGTCAATTAAAACACAAGACCAATATGAGTTCTGAGCTAAAGTCCAAGATGCTGTTTCAAAGGCTATCTGCATGAACAATAATTGCCCTGCTGTCGGAGCGGTGGCGGCATCCAACGTTATCTTTGTTTCCAATATGTCTTCGTCATTTCCTGTTGACCAAGTAATCGTACTTGTTCCTTCTGCCGAAAGAGATACGGTATCAAAATTTGTTCCTACGTTTCCAGCCGCCCATGCAGGATTTACCTTCGCAACACCAGTTGTGGCGTTTGCCAAAGAATATAAACCCAGTTTCATTGTTGCGGTAGGTGCTTCCTGTATTTGCCATATGGAATAGATGTTTACGTTCGCGCCCAAAGATGCGACAATCCCCCACATAGACATAAATACTCTTGAGTTTGTGCCTCCAATATAAGGAGCATTAAAATAATTGGTTGTATTATACGCCATAGGAACGGAAATCAGATTAGAAATCATAGTTACCTCCCTTCCTAATTATCAAAAACATCAGTAATACCAGCCGCCTCAGCCGTCCATATAACCAATGCTATACCTGCCTGCTGAACGGAAAAATTAGGGGCAACGGTTTGAATTTCATCCAACAATGCGGATTGAATCGTTTCCCCATTATGATTCGAAGCCGCCTGATTAGTGGTTGCTCCCATAACAATGTCTATTCTGTTTATAGTTGCTTTTAAATCATCGTAGTTAGAGTTTGCCAGAGCTTTCGTCTTCACAAATATTTTTCTTCCTAATATTCTAGCTAACTCCTCAATCCTTTGAGTTGTTAAGGGCATAGTTCACCCCCTTTTACGCATTACCATCAGTTAAAGTAAATGTTGAAATAGTTACTGTTTGTCCTGAGTTTATACTTGTGTTATCCAAATTTAAGTCAGAGCCAGATGTAGAAATTGCTCCCTGCATAAAGCATGTTGTTTCGTCCTTTGTAGCCTGACTGTTGAAAAGCCTAAAGTGTCCCGCTGTTCCTGTTCCTGAAGCCGAGCCTGACCATGTGCCGGATTTTGCTTTCGAACCGCCGGAAGCCCCCGCCATCCAGTCTGCGGGAAGGTTAACATCCCAAAGTACACTTCCACCATCAGCAGTGACACAATCTGAAGGCTGTGACCCTGTTAGTATTTGCATAGATACCGATGCTCCAGCCGTAGATTCGATTGCGTCTAATCTAGCGTTTCTTGAAGCATCGTCCATTTGAATTGTCATTCTTTTCCTCCTGTAAATAAAATTATCATTTTATGTATTTAGTCTCGCTCCACATTCGGAACAATACTTTTTATCATTTTTAGACTTTGTTCCGCATACAGAACAAGTTACCTTTTGTTTCGCATAGATTATCGTATCAGAGTCTTTATTGGTCGATACACCCCGAAGGTGTAGAATAATAACATTAGATTGTTCTTCCAAATCCCCAATAAGACCTATTCCAAAATTCCTATCTATGTCGCTTCCTTCAACAGTTATGCCAACATCGTTTGTTTGATTGTTAGATACTGGCACACTTACCGTACTATTTCCTCCTGTTGAGTTTGTCCATGTTGAATAAACTGTATACGGAGGATAAATATAAGGAGGGCTTGGATATGTATATGTCCAATCAGGAACATAAGTCGTATATAAATTTAATTTCTGTTTCTCAAAAGTATACTCAACTTCAATCAAACCATCCTCTGGTCTGATTCCCCTATGCTCTTCTATTTGCACAGTTCTCTCTATAAACTTAAAAGATTTATGAGCGGACAATCCCTCTATTACTCCTTCAACTTCCACTGAAGAGTTAGCAGGAACAATCAATTTCCCGTTTCCGGTCACAACTTTACCGTCCACTTTTATTTGAACAACAGCATCCAAAGAATTTACATTCTTCAGGTAAATACTATATTCATCTCCAAAAGGAATATGAACAACCTCACCTTTTTCTTTAAGGAATTTTTCATTGCTTCTTATCGATACAATAAATTTATTAAAATACATTCTTCTCCTTTTATCTGCCAACTACAGACATAATATTTTTAAGTTGGTATGTTGGAGTCCATTAAGACTCTTTTTCTATATTTTCTCCGTCCGCGCGGGTGTCCGCACCTCCATCACTCAAATCAGAATCACTTTTTACAGGTCTCCCTCCTGCATCCTGTACACCAGAACTTAACTGATTGGACTTCATGATGGGTGTCAGGTTATTAACAAAGTCGTTCGCCTTACCTTCCATCATCATCCTTCTCAGGTCAAAAGGACTCATATCGATAGCCGCGCTAATCTTCTGTTCGAGAACAATTCCCGAATCAGCCAATTTCAAAGCGGTATCAAGTCTTTCCTCTTTGTCGATGCTGGTATTAAACCCTTCCAAAGTAATCTTAAATTTATATTTCTTTGTGCGACTATTTATCCAATATTCAAGCATCTTTTCCATTTGAGAATAAATAGGTCTTACAATATTCTCATCAACATTCATACTAAGTTTTGTTTCCATCACGTTTTGACGGTCAAAACTGTATATGAGTCGACTGTTTATACCACTGGCAGATGCCGTAGATTTTAGAAAACTATCGTATATATCAGTGCTTCCCTTGAAGTCAATTCCCGCCATATCTTCAAGAGGAGCCGCCGCAACCTTAATCGCATCCGGCAAACCAGATTTAACCAATTGAAGAAATTTCCCCAATGTCTCAGGGTCTAGCGCGATGCTGTCTTTAACAGATGCTTTGCTATCTTTTAGGAATGGAACCGCGCCAACGAGTATCCTTGTCGCTTCCTGAATATAACTGTTTGTCTGAAGTTCCCTAATCGTAGGTTGTAGAACCGTATCTGCCAAAAGAGGACTCAGAAAAGGAACCAAAGTTCCAATTTCAGGAGAGAACTTGAAACAGGTAAAGCCGTCTTGAGGAGAAGTTTGTTTCCATAAAACAAAACTTCCCGTTCTTTGACTTAGATTAGCCGCAGGAATATATGGTTTAGGATTTGCGCTAGTTTCTCCAAAGACATCGTTATACATCTTTGTAAAGATGTCTGGATACATATCCAGTGCGACACCGCTCTCCAAGAAATAGTACATATCGAAATCAAACAGGATTCCCTTATCGAACCTGCCTGTAATCTTACATCTATTTCTGGGAAGTTCCTGCAAGACAAAACTCTCTGTATCGTCCCGCAGAACAGAGAAGAACGCTTCATTGCGAAGCATTTCCTTCATGGCTGTCCTAAATTCCTGCTTATGGTCAAACTTGTCGAAGAATTCGGCAACAACTGCCAAATCTCTTTCATATTTACTGGATTTATAATCTTCTTCTGTTGTAGCGTTTGTACACACATAGGTAAAATTAAAAGCCAATAGACCACTGAAGTACAGCATAACTCTTTTATAAATCATACTGTTTAGTTCAGACCATTCAGAATATCCAATTAAATTATCTTCATTCGCTTTCGGGTCTCGCAATGCGGCATTGACTTTTGCCACTGTTGGTTCTAGCGGGTTCATGGTAATATTCTGTAAAGCCTGATTGATTAGTTCAGGTGTAAATACACCGACTCCAAGACTTCCAGAGTATAATGCGTTTGCGAACTTTAATACATTATAAACATCATTTACAGAGACTTCTTCCTCAGGTGTCGCTATTGACGAAGGGGATTCTTTTTTTGTGTTTTTCGTATTTGCCATTTTCTCCTCCTTCTAGTGAAGGGTTTTATCCCTTACAAATTCCATGTATCGTTCCTTCTCCAGCTTGGTCAGTCGTTGTGCTTTCAATTCGTATACCGTAGAATTCGAACGGAGCAATCTGAACGGCATATGAAGAGAACGCACCGCTGGCAACGGTAGCCGCCGCCTGAACAACTGTAGCATCACTAAGGTCTGCCAAGTTTCCAGCGACGACTTCCCAATCGATTGAGTTAGCACCACTATTTTCAATTGTAAAACTAACGCTCATGGCATTTGTAGCATTCAGAACGGAGTCTGAAACAAGAGTGTTCGTGTTGGTAGAGGCTTGAACCGCCTCTGCCCTATTAAATATTTTCATATAATCTTCTCCTTATCCAACCATCGTAACCGCTAACATGGCTTCCATATTTGATTTCCCGTCATCTTCCCTGAGAAGGTCGGCATCCAAAAGGGAAGCATAATAGTTTCCCATCATAACTGATACAATTCTATCTTTCCGAGAACCATCTGGTTCCACCAATTTAATATTTCCACCAGACAAGACCATACTTAAACTAATTGCTTCAGAAACCAAAAGAGATGTTTGAACAAAAGGTTGCATAAAAAACACTTTTGCCTGAATATCATTATTACTCATAAACTCTCCTGCCTTCGTTTTAATCAAATAATCCTCAGCCTTTGTCTCATCCACTAGAAACTTAAATAATTTTTTCTGTAATTTATCTCTCATTTCTGTAGCCATAATGGAATTAAATTTGGGTGTAGCAGAAACACAATATATAACTGGTTGTGCATCGATAGCCAAAGTTCTATCTGCCAGTTCTTCATAGTTTGATTGCTCGATTGTTTCGTGAGGCATAATAGTTAATGCCGGATACTCAATACCTCTTTCGGAGTCTTTTGTTATTTGACCTAACTGGTCATATATTTGCAAACCTCCGCCACCAGAAGCAATATCCAACACAATAACATCTATATCCAAATCGTGCAAGAGTCTTTTTATTCTCAAAGCCTGTCGGATTGAGTTTTCTCCAGAAAAAGATTCCATATAGAGAACTTCTCTTACATATCCTTTATAGGTAGGTAAAAGTCTTATGAAAGCGTTAATTGAAAGGTCATTTGCTTTACCTGCTCTTTGCGCTGTATCGCAAGCCAACAGTCTGATTTCCCCACGAGTTCTTTTTATATCATATGGATTTCTTTTCTTAACATAATTTTCAAGTCTTTGTGGATAAACAGCCTGTTCCACAACTCTAAGATTCATAAATTGCTTTAACTTAAAATAACTGCTGGAACTTTCTCCATAAGGAATATTATAATATTCCTGTAAAGCATCGATGTCATTCATCTTACCGATTTCTCTCTTTAGTTGAGAAACTGTTTTTATTCTATGCTCAATGGATAGACGTATATCAAACGCAATAAAACCAGAGTTCTTTCCGTCTAACATATCAACAATATTAGAACGGGTCTCGTCATACCACCATAAATGCTTATAATATGCAGACGATATAAATATTTCTTTAGGCTCTTCTCCATAATCCCGCCATTCAGGATTTTTAAGATAGGGAGTAGGTCTAATAAAAGCAAAAGGACGAATAACGGCATCTAAAACTGATTTATCAATCAGTCTGAATTCTTCGTATATAGTAAATGTTGCTCTTTTTCCTCTCGAACTATCCCTTGCCGCAACTATTTTTATGATAGAACCGTTGTGAAACTCAACCTGCCACTTGTTCATGTTGGTCACAAGATTTTTTATTTCCCTAGCGAGGTTTGGATGGTTCTCCATCAAGTTCTTTATTTTCTCCTCAACAATTATTCCGGCTTGCTCTTTCGTGCTAGAGACAACGACGATTTGAGAATTTGGGTAAAGAACTGCTCTGGCACAAGCCAAAATACCAACAAGCCAAGTTTTACCAACAGAGCGAGATGCAATAGCTACAAACGAATCTCTTGTACCCATCATGTATATCCATATTTTTTGATAAAAATGAAGTTCTATCTGAAAATAATGTTCAACAAAACGATGGATATTTCTTCTATAAAATGTAATCCAATCTATTAAATTATTTCTTCGCTCATCACTCATTTCCTGAGATGTCTTCATATATTTTGGAGAGCTAAATTGGTCTGTGTCTGACAAAGTTTTTTTCTTATAGTCATTTCTATAATTTTTATAACTTGGCATTACAGACCTTCTTCCTCTTCCATGTCTGGCTCAACATCTCCTGTTTCAGAAGAAATATCTTCAATTGAAAATTCCCTCTTTCCAACAATAAAAGAGCGTATCGAAGAAATTATAATATCAATATATTTTTCAACTCCGTCCACGTCTTTAAAAGCGTTTTTATCTTTTACCCATTCAGCAGGAGTAGTATTTTCAATATCTTTAACCCAACTTCCAAATGTATCTTTGCTTTTCCCAGAACTTGCCGCGTTTTGCATAGCGGGACTAATGGCAAGATTTTTCATAATGTCCATTAGTTGTTTAATTGATGACTCTCTGGCAGAACCGGAACCTCTTTCCTGCTCTATAGACCACATTTTATAACAGACCTCTTTAAGCAGAACAACTTCTGCATGAGTGTCTGCTTTGTGAGTTTTTTTAAAATTAGCAAACTCCCTTTCAAGAAATGCAATCTTTTCCTTGTCGTTCGTATTCCAAAACAATTCAAGTTCGGAATAGTCCTGATACATATCTCCTGATTCTGGAATGGTGACAACTGGGTCATCCTTATATGTCATATCTACATCGCTTGCAGTATCGGTTAAATCTTTTCTTAACTGAACAAGAAGTTTTGCACGATATAATCCAAACACCTTATAAATCGGTGAATTTTTAGATTCAACTTGTTTGAGCGCACTGTCAATTGCCAATTCGTTGTAGGCAACATTGAATGTACGACACATTTTCAGAATGGCTTTTTGAACACTTCCTTCTTCGTTTATATACTTATCACATAGTTCATCCATGCAATCTTTACATACGCTGAAGAGTCCATTCTTATCTATATCCAAATCTACGGCTTTGTGGAACTTATAGGCAAGTTTTATCTCCATACAACGTCTACAAAAACCGTATTCCTCTTCCAACTTTCCAACTTGTTTAGCAACTTCTAAACGGCGACTTTTGTATTTTTTCCTTGCCATTTAACCTCCAAAATAAAAACAGACCCACAGGTCTGTTTCACATTGTCAACCTAATAAATATTATTGTAAACTTTATACACCAAAGAAATTATAGAACACAGATAAACACCCCTTTGAATCAGGTGCTGGAACTGGAGGTTCTGCATTAGGGTCTAACTCTACCGCCGTACATGCATCTCCCCAATTATATAACAATTTCTCATAGTCATCAAATGATATATAAAAATATCCATCAAGACCCCACTCGGTTCCCCAAGAGTTTACACATTTAAATAATTTCTTCTCTGTATCTGCACCACAAATTTCCCACTCATGACCTCCGGCTATTCCTCCGCCAAGATGGACAAGACCTTCAAAATCTGGGAACATCATATTGTAATGCCAATATGTGCCTGTAACAACAGTCCCTTTGGTTAGAACCCAATCGATAATGTCCTGAACAGACGATGCAAATGCGTAGGAACTTAGTTCCCCATGTTTGGTAAAAGCCTTAACACCAGAACGAGTATCACTACCGTTTTCTTCATTTGGTTGTCCATCTATTATCTTCGCATCATAATAAATGGCATGTCCCATCTCGTTATCCCAATCATCTTCAACAGGAGAGGCAATACCGAATCCCGCCCACGCAAATCCGACGCAGTGTGGAGAATCCTCTTGGTCAAGTATTTTACCAACATTCCATTCCTTCTTTGTTATCGTAGTCGCCAGACTTCTCATCTTTGGCGTAATAAAATCCCCCAATCGATAATCTCTTGGGTCGTGTAACATCGGCTTTCGATTTAAAATTCTTTTCATAACACCCTCCTTAAATAAAAAGAGGATAGTCTCACGACCACCTCATATAATTAAAAGTAAATTCCCCCTTTGGACTAATTCAGTCTCCCCGACTCCATTATTGCACCCCTCTATTTCCACCCTAAAGGAATTAAATTTTCAAAGTCCCCCAAGAAAAATTTATAATCTTATACATTAATATTCATGGTATCTTCAATACCAAAATTCTCATCCAACACAAAACATTGGGTTCTCTTTTGTGTATTAATAAAAGCCTTATCGTTGCTCCAACGAGAATATCCAGAAAAAGTAGGAACGCGATATGTTTCCAATAATCCTTTTCTTTCATATTGCATAGCTGTATGAAGATGAGCAAGAATAAAATAGAAATGTTCACAATCAGACCAATGTTCTTTTTGTTCTGTTGTTATTGTTTCCAAACCTTTGGTCACTTTCATATCATGAGTAAGACCCACAATACTTTTTCCGAATTTATAATATTTTCTAGGTAATGGAGATGTATCCACAAAAACATTTTTATTGTCTTTGAAAATAGCATCCACTGTTTTCATAATACCATACATGCTATGATGGTCATGATTGGATACAACATTATAAACTCTAACTTTTGATATTTCCAAAAGACTATTTACCGCAACAGAGATAAGCTCCACCGCCTTATCGATAATCTCGTACCAGAAAGTATCGCTATCCTGCGGAGTACCTCTGGTTGTTGTATTAGACAAGTTATCTGAATTTAGAAAATCGTTTCCAACTACAAAAACAACTTCTTCAAAGTAACTCCCAGATACCTTTTCCTTAATTTTTCCAAGTGTTTCCATGAAAAGATTTTCTGCAATCTCCATGTTATATTCGTTATTATTGGCTTGCATGGTTGCCAGCAATCCTAGATGGAAATCTCCGATTGGAACAATGAGAGCCTTTCCATTCTTTTTATATTGCAGTGATTTAACTTTTACAGGAGAAAAAGACCTTTCAGACATCTTTTCAAAAAGAGAGTCCAAGTCTTTTTTCGCCCAAAAATCATCCAGAGTCTTCCTTACAAACTTTGTCTCCGTATGATACATCGGAGCAATAAGAAGTTTTCCACTATCATGTACTTCTCCAGATGTTACAACACCTTGAGATACCTTCCATTCAACGCTTCTGTCTTTTCGGTATCCCTCGCTGGTCTTGACAGTAAATTCCTTTATCTTCCAGATATTTAAATCAATACCAAAGTGTTCCACAATATCGTCTCGACTCATAAGCCTCTTGCTATCGCAAACGATATGGAGGGAATCATCTGTTTCCCTATAGGTCGTCTTTTCCGAAGACTCCGCATCAGAACCAGAGAGATATTCATCTCTCGTTGCATCACCCTTTTTTATTCTCTCCCTGCGAAACTTGGCTCTGGCAGAATGCTTGCTTGGAAATCCAAAGCGTGTGGCTATATCCTGCCAATCTATCTTACCGCCATAATATTCGTTCAATATGAAGTCGTATGTTTGTTTCTTCAAGAAAATCTCCTTATTATTAATAAGCTGACCCGAAAGGTTTCGAACCTATATATCATGAGTCAGAGTCATGCGCTCTACCGTTGAGCTACAGGTCAATAATGTCCCCAGACTCGGTTTTTCAAGGAGTCAGCTTATACTTAGCCGAGTCTGGGGTTAGTAGGAGTCTTTCAACTCCCGCTTCTGACAAAGGTATACCTCTGTCATTACCTTAATAATAACATACTATGATGTATTTGTCAAGTCTATTTTTCCATTAGATTTCTTATAGGTTTTAAAACCCTATTTGTTCCACGCATGATAGGTCTTGTAATAGCACCCACAGACTGCATAAATTTAACCAACAGAGATGGCGTTATATAAATCCTATACGGGTCTGCCTTGCCTTCTACAATCTCCAATGCACCCAACGGTATCTTTACAACCGTTCTGGATACAAATGGAATCAAAACAGGAAGACCATCTCCCTGTGGGAAATCGGATATTTGAGGAGTCTTTGTGACTTTATTCTTTCCTGAGCTAACTGCACGAAAGTACAACCACCATTTATCCTTCAGGTCATTCCACTTGGGAGGAGGATTGGTTACATCCAATGTCTCTGGATAGAACCATTCTCCTACAATTTTCCCACGAACAGTAGCTCCTCCACAAAGACGTATCTTATCCTTCTGTAGATTTGGTACATTTGGTTTAATATCCTTATTGTTAAAGAAATCCTGTACGGGAACATAACTGCTACTATTTTCATCATGAGTAGTGTCAAAGCCTTTTCCAAATCCGTTGGAAAATGCCCTGACCGCATCCCACAAAATCCTTAGTTTTTTATTACTCATGGTGCTGTTCATATCACGCATCATGTACTGCCATTCTTCTCCCAGTTCAGCGTTCGTACCATCGAACAACCAGAATACTTCTGGAAGTCCGACTCGCCATTCCCAAGAGTCATGCAAATATTGACCGTGACCGAAAACATCAAACTGAGTTACCCATATCTCGTAGTCGTGCAGGACTCTGGCATATACGAAGTCATCATCAGGGATAGGGGGTTCAACAGAACCTTCTCCCCAATTACTTATTTCTCTCGTAGTATATACGTCTGCCATATTACACCCGCTTTGTCTTTACAACATCGTATGTTGCAACTACTTCTCCGTTTACAAGCATCTCTTCTGTACCGTTGATAACGTCTGGATATTCGACTCCCCCAGAAGGAGGTGGCGTAATAGTTTCAACATCCAACTGAGGTTGACCTTTATGAATACGCGCAGTCCATCCATATTTTCCATTTGCATCTGTTGGAGAATCCAAAGGCAGGGGCATTAGAACACCCTTGTCATTATAAATCTCTCTCACTTTATCCCAGATGTCTCCTGCTCTCGCAACCATATCACCATTGGAATTAAAAATATCCTGTGTATAGGTATATGCATCATCAGCATTGGCTATTGCATAATAGTTGTTATAGATATAGGCAAACTCGGAACCGTAAACATGAGCCTTACCGGAAGGTGGGTCACGCCTTACTTTTCTAGTTTCGCCTGAATTATTTATTAACTTTATGTCTCCCATAATCGGGTCTCCTCCTCCACTCTCTTTTATTGTTATAGATAAAAATTGTGGCAGATGTCTCTGAACATTGACTCCA